ACCCAAGTTGGTAAACTTATAAGCAAAAGTTATTGCTGTTCTTAGAGACGAGAATATAGGCTTTAAACGATATAACCACATTTAAAAGAAAGGACAATATGCAAACACAAAACGGTGGCAGACCCACAATTTTACCTAAGATGTATGAAGAACCGCTTTTTAGTCAAATCATTGATAAAATTGAATCAGGCTGTAATGACAGAGAAATCTACACCAGTTTGCATTGTTCGGCTAAAACTTTTAGAAAGTGGCGAGATGACAATATAAAGGCGTATGACGAAGCTAAAAGCATTGCTAGGGGAAATCTATTAGAACTAGCTGAGAGTGCCTTAGCGAGCAAACTGACAGTCAGAACGCTAAAAGAAACAGAAACAATCTATGACGCTGACGGAAACGTTGAAAAAGTAAAGGTTAAAGAAAAAGAACTGGATAAAGATAGCTTAGTAGCAATGATGGTTGCTAAGGCCGGAAACCCTGAACTTTATAACCCTACTGAATGGCGGAGATTACAACAGGAAGAATCAAGCGCTCATGACCTTAAAGCTAAGATCGAAGAACTTGATGACTATAAACTAAGTAAGTACGAAACTCCAAAAATTGAAGTACCGAAAGGGTTTGAATAAATGTATTATTTAAATAAAATGCTAGAAAGCAATAAAGAAAATGGCGTTATTATTAATAAATACATTCGTAAGACTATTCAGAAGCAAATACGTATTCATAGCAAGTATATTTATCGCTATGACCGTGTTACGCAAGCTATTGAATGGATACAAGATAACTTCTATTTGACTACTGGTAACCTGATGAAAATCGAGCTACTACCAACGCAGCGCTGGTGGTACGAGTTAATGCTTGGTTATGATATGGTCGATGAAAAAGGCGTTCAAGTTAATTTAATCAATGAAATTTTCCTTAATTTAGGGCGTGGCTCTGGTAAGTCAAGTTTAATGGCAACGCGCGTGCTTAACTGGATGATTTTAGGCGGACAATATGGCGGAGAAAGTCTGATTATTGCATACGATAATTCACAGGCTAGACACGTATTTGACCAAGTTAGGAATCAAACGGAAGCAAGCGATACATTAAGGGTATACAATGAAAACAAGATTTTCAAGAGTACAAAACAAGGACTAGAATTTACTTCTTTTAAAACAACTTTCAAAAAGCAAACAAATGATACTTTGAGGGCGCAAGGTGGTAACAGTTCTCTTAATATATTTGATGAAGTCCATACCTATGGCGAAGATATAACAGAATCAGTCAATAAAGGGTCACGCCAAAAACAAGATAACTGGCAAAGTATTTACATTACTTCTGGTGGACTTAAACGAGACGGTTTATATGATAAACTTGTTGAACGCTTCAAATCAGAAGAAGAATTTTACAATGATAGGTCGTTCGGCTTGCTTTACATGCTAGAAAATCATGAGCAGGTCAAAGATAAGAAGAATTGGACTATGGCTTTACCGCTTATTGGTAACGTTCCTAAGTGGTCAGGAGTTATTGAAGAGTATGAGCTTGCGCAAGGAGACCCAGCGTTACAGAATAAGTTCTTAGCGTTTAATATGGGTTTGCCTATGCAGGACACAGCTTACTACTTCACTCCGCAAGATACTAAACTAACAGAATTTAACTTATCTGTATTTAATAAAAATAGAACTTACGTCGGAATTGACCTATCCTTAATTGGCGATTTAACCGCTGTATCGTTCGTTTGTGAGTTAGAGGGTAAAACTTACAGCCATACACTTACTTTCTCTGTACGGTCGCAATATGAGCAACTGGACACAGAACAGCAAGAACTATGGACTGAATTTGTTGACAGAGGCGAATTAATCTTACTTGATACGGAATACATTAATGTAAATGACTTAATACCATATATCAACGACTTTAGAACCAAGACAGGGTGCAGACTTAGAAAAATCGGTTATGACCCAGCACGATATGAGATTTTAAAAGGGTTGATCGAGCGTTATTTCTTCGATAAAGACGGAGATAACCAAAGAGCAATTCGACAAGGTTTCTCAATGAATGACTATATTAAGCTATTAAAATCTAAATTAGTGGAAAATAAACTTATCCATAACCAAAAAGTCATGCAGTGGGCTTTAAATAATACTGCTGTCAAAATCGGACAAAGTGGGGACTATATGTATACTAAAAAACTTGAAAAAGATAAAATTGACCCTACTGTTGCTTTGACAATGGCTTTAGAAATGGCGGTGTCAGATGAAGTATAATGTTGACACAGTCCGAGAAAGTGGTTGGTACAATAAAAAAGAATGGTTGGCAGTCCGTGATTATGTAAGACAACGCGACAAAATGACTTGCGTAAGATGTGGTGCATTCGGTGCTAAAAAATACGAAGTAGACCATATTGTAGAACTAACGTGGGAAAACCTTGATGATTGGAATACAGCGCTGAACCCTGATAACCTACAACTCCTTTGTAAGTCTTGCCATAACAAGAAAACAGGCGAGTATAAACGAGGGAAAGGCGTTAGTTTATGGTAGAAAGGGGAAAAATTGAACTTATTCGGAAAAGTGGTATCATTTTCACGTGGAAAGCTAAACAATGATACACAAAGAGTTACAGCATGGCAAAATGAAGCGGTAGAATATACAAGTGCTTTTGTAACTAATATTCACAATAAAATTGCTAATGAAATAACAAAAGTAGAATTTAATCATGTTAAATACAAAAAATCTGATGTTGGCTCTGATACTTTGATTAGTATGGCAGGCTCTGATTTAGATGAAGTCCTCAATTGGAGTTATAAGGGCGAACATAATAGCATGGAGTTTTGGCAGAAAGTAATTAAAAAGTTGCTATGCACACGCTATGTTGACCTGTACCCTATATTTGATAGTGAAACAGGAGATCTATTAGACTTACTGTTTGCTAATGATAAAAAAGAATATAAACCTGAAGAATTAGTAAGGCTTGTCAGTCCTTTTTATATCAATGAGGATACAAGTATTTTAGATAATGCTCTAGCTAGTATTCAAACTAAGCTGGAACAAGGTAAATTGCGTGGCTTGTTGAAAATTAATGCCTTTCTTGACATTGATAATACGCAGGAGTATCGAGAAAAAGCCTTAACAACAATAAAGAATATGCAAGAGGGTTCGAGTTACAACGGTTTGACGCCAGTTGATAACAAGACGGAAATTGTAGAACTTAAAAAAGATTATTCCGTTTTGAACAAAGATGAAATTGACCTTATTAAATCGGAACTTTTGACAGGTTACTTTATGAATGAAAATATTTTGCTTGGTACTGCTACGCAAGAACAACAAATTTATTTTTATAACTCTACTATCATTCCTTTACTGATTCAACTTGAAAAGGAACTGACTTATAAACTGATTTCAACAAACCGCAGACGAGTGATTAAGGATAATTTATATTATGAACGCATAATTGTAGATAATCAGCTATTCAAGTTTGCAACTTTGAAAGAATTAATTGACTTGTACCATGAAAATATTAATGGTCCTATTTTTACACAGAATCAACTTCTTGTTAAAATGGGTGAGCAACCAATCGAGGGTGGAGATATTTACATAGCTAACCTTAACGCAGTTGCTGTTAAAAACCTAAGTGACCTACAAGGCAGTAGAAAGGACGTAACAAGCACAGATGAAACTAATAACCAATAGTGCTGAAATTAAAGTGACTGAAAACGAGGACGGTTCTAAGTCGTTCCAAGGTATTGGGTCAGAAGTTGGTGTAGAGAACCTTAATGGTATTATCTTGACTCCTAACTGTATTGAGTTTGCTAGAGAACGATATCCATTGCTATATGAACATGGTGCTGGATCTAGCGAAGTCATCGGGGACGCAAAAGTTTACTATGATTTGGCTTCTAATAAATACCTGACTGACTTTACGCTTTATGACAATGCACCAAACATTAACAAGGCTGTTGAAAATGGAGCGTTTGATTCACTATCAATTGCCTATTACATCACAGATTATGAGTTCAATGATAATGACGCTCTAGTTGTAAATAAAGCACAGTTTAAAGAAATTTCTCTTGTTTCAGTACCAGCAGACCCTAACGCAAAATTTATTCAAAATGCCTTAGGCGAAGAACTTACAGAAGAACGCAACAAAATTATTGAAAGCCGTAACGCTTTGAAAGAAATTGAGGATATTAAAAAGAAATATGAATAAACCTGATTTAATCGAAAAACAAAATCGCTTGGCAGAACTTAAAGAAAATAACGTATCTTTAAAATCTCAAATTAGTGGCTTTGAAGTAAAAAACGCAATTGAAGACTTGCCAAAAGTACAAGAATTAGAAAAAACACTTTCAGAAAATTCAATTGAAATTATCAAAATTGAGAACGAACTTAACGCACAGGAAGAAAAACCAAAAGGAAAAGCTAAAATGACAAACTTTATTGAATCACAAAACGCTGTAACAGAATTTTTTGATGTATTGAAAAAGAACGCTGGTAAATCAGAAATTAAAAACGCTTGGAATGCAAAACTTGCTGAAAATGGTGTAACTATCACAGATACAACTTTCCAACTTCCACGCAAATTGGTTGAGTCAATCAACACAGCTTTGTTAAACACTAACCCAGTATTCAAAGTCTTCCACGTTACAAATGTTGGTGCTTTGCTTGTATCACGCTCATTTGATTCAGCTAATGAAGCACAAGTTCACAAAGACGGACAACAAAAAACAGAGCAGGCAGCTACACTCACTATTGACACTCTTGAACCTGTAATGGTTTATAAATTGCAATCACTTGCTGAACGTGTTAAACGACTTCAAATGTCTTATTCTGAACTTTACAACTTGATTGTAGCTGAACTTACACAAGCTATTGTAAACAAAATTGTTGACCTTGCTCTTGTTGAGGGAGACGGAACAAACGGCTTTAAATCAATTGACAAAGAAGCAGACGCTAAAAAAATCAAAAAAATTACTACAAAAGCCAAATCAGCTGGCAAAACTCCATTTGCTGACGCTATTGAAGAAGCGGTTGACTTTGTTCGCCCTACTGCTGGACGTCGTTATTTGATTGTTAAAACAGAAGACCGTAAAGCCTTGTTAGATGAGTTACGTCAAGCAACTGCAAATGCTAACGTTCGCATTAAAAATGATGATACTGAAATTGCTTCTGAAGTTGGAGTAGATGAAATTATTGTCTATACAGGTTCAAAAGCACTCAAACCTACTGTATTGGTAGACCAAAAATATCACATTGACATGCAAGACCTTACTAAAGTTGATGCCTTTGAATGGAAAACTAACAGCAACATGATTTTGGTTGAAACACTAACAAGCGGACACGTTGAAACTTATAACGCTGGTGCAGTAATTACAGTAGCATAAGAATAAAACGGAGGAAGTAAATGATAGATTATATTAAAGTCTATTGTGGTATTCCGATTTTAGTAACAGCTTATGATAGTAAACTTATCTTATTCCGTTCAATAGCTATTAAATTGCTAGAAAAAAATGGTATTAAAGCTGACGAAACAAGTGTATTAGTGAAAGACTTTATTTCTTGTTATTGTCGGCTTAATATTGTTGATGAACCAGCAGAACAATGGCGAAATGCTGAAATGAAACGTTTGGCTTCTTTACAAGAGTTAATGTATTATGGAGGTGTTTGATGATATTTTCACAAGTTACATTGCAAGTAGAGACGACTGTTAAGAAGAAGAACGGTGCAGAAGATAATGTTATAAACCCTATCACTTTGCCAGCAGTTAAACAGAGAATTGGTCAGTCAAGACTTGACGAGTTTTCTATGATCGGGCTAGGTAAAAATGTACGGTATGAGCTTAACGGAATCGGAGAAATGGAAGACTTGATTTTCAACTATTTCTTAGACGAAAAAGGTGAAACTTTCAAGCGTACAACATGGGAAAGAGACCCTAAGAATAACAAGATAATTTTAGAGGGGGTCGTGAGCAACGGACTATGAAAGAATTTGATTCTTATATAGATTGGTACAACAATTTACTTACAATGCCTTTAAATGACGTTATTTTAGGCGTTAAGGACACGATAGAAGACAAGACGGTATATTTATCACTTAGTGACTCAAAGGTGCTTAAAATGGATAATACGAGCTTTGTCATGGGTTACTATTATCAAGTTGTTTTATCTGTTAAAGATGTTGACGATGAACTTGTTGGACTAGTTGGAGATGTTTTGCAAAACGGTTGGAATATGACAAACTGGTCAGAGAACAGCCACTTGTACAATTATACTGGAACTGTTTATTTACCTTGTGGTGCAGGTGGTCAAGCATGGCAATGAATTTACTTAATACATCAAGCATAGCTAAAGAAATGCAAACTAAAGTAACAGAACGCATGGGCGATTGGTTTGAAGCAGAGTTTAAAGCGAAAGCAAATAGCGCAAGCCGAAGGACTAGATTAATTAGAAGCCATGGTCACACCTATACTTATGCTAGATATCAAAATACAGGCCAATTGTCAAGTAACTTAAAACAAGTTAAAAAAGGCGATAAAGTAGTAGTTAATGCAGGTACTAGGGCTAGTTACACCAGCGGTTATCATGGCATGTATTTCTTAGTTGAAAAAAGGGGTATGCAAGACGTTAAAACAACATTGAAAAAAGGTGCTAATTATGCCAATTCAATGAAATTATAGAAAAGAGAAAAAATGAAATTAGATTATAATTCACGTGAGATTTTCTTTGGTAATGAAGCTCTAATCGTAGCTGATATGGCTAAGGGGAGTAACGGAAAACCAGTTTTCACCAACCACAAAATAGTAACTGGTTTAGTATCGGTTAGCTCAATGGAAGACCAAGCGGAAACTAACAGCTATCCGGCCGATGACGTACCAGACCATGGAGTGAAAAAAGGTGCTACCTTGCTTCAAGGCGAAATGGTATTTATTCAAACAGACCAAGCGCTCAAAGAAGATATCTTAGGTCAACAAAGAACAGCAAACGGCTTGGGTTGGTCTCCAACTGGTAATTGGAAAACGAAATGTGTTCAGTACCTAATTAAAGGGCGCAAGCGTGATAAATTTACAGGAGAGTTTATTGACGGTTACCGTGTAGTCGTTTATCCAAATTTGAGACCAACAGCAGAAGCTACAAAAGAATCAGAAACAGACTCAGTAGACGGCGTAGACCCTATCCAATGGACTTTGGCAGTACAAGCAACTGATTCAGATATTTATTTGAATGGCGACAAAAAAGTCCCTGCTATTGAGTATGAGATTTGGGGAGAACAAGCAAAAGATTTTGTCAAGAAAATGGAAAGCGGCTTGTTCATCATGCAACCTGACACGGAACTTGCTGGTGCTGTTACGTTAATTCCTCCAGTTATTCCAAATGTTCAAACGAAAACTAAAGGGCATAATGACGGAACAATTGTTTTACCAGCTTTTTTGAAAAACTCTAAAGGGCAAGATGTAAAAGTAACAGCAGTAATTAAAGATGTAAAAGGAAATGTTGCAACAAACAACGAACTTGCTCCTGGCGTTTATGTCGTTACATTCTCCGCTGAAGGTTATCCAGATGTTTCGGTAGGTGTCGCTGTAACTGACAAACCCTGATGTGCCCGACGGGGCTCACCACGTAGCGTTTGCATATAGTGCAGACGGAAAAGATAGATTCACGACCGTTTGGCCTAACTTGAATTTATTAACAGACACTAAAGATTTTGTAAATAAAAACATTGCTCTTAAAGATGCGACTACAAGTATATCTTCTCCTGATAGCGTAACACTCAAAGAGGGTCATGAGACTTATCTGAATTTCAAAAAAACTGGTCAAGCTTCAGACTGGTTTAGAGCTTTCGTGACAATGGACAGTTCATTTGCTCCAAATTTTCCAAACGTAGATATAAAACCTAACAGTCAATATACATTTAGTGTATGGCTTAAAGGTAAAGGGGAACATTACATTATAGCTTACGATAGCTGGACAAATCCTACTCAAAAGACAATGACAGTTAACTTAACTGATACTTGGACTAAGTATGCTTTTACAGTAAATACAGCTGATACTATACCAGAGTCAGGCGCTCAATTTTTCATTCGTTCTAGTAATGCAGGAAGCGAAATCAGTCTTAAATATCCTAAATTAGAGCAAGGTTCAATCGCCACCCCTTGGATGCCTTCATTTAGTGAAGTAACACCCGAAGACTATCCAAGCTATATCGGAACATATACTGATAATAATCCCAACGAACAAAGCACAGACCCATTAAAATATACTTGGAAAAAAATAGAATAAGTAAAGGAATATAAAACAAAATGGCAAAACAATTAAGTACAGCACGTAAATTTAAAATGATTACAGGTAAAGACCTTTTTCAACAGCAAAAAGCAATGGACACAGAACTTAAAAAAGAGGACGGAGAAATTACAGATGTAATGGAATTTGTTCAATATGGTCTATACTTGGCTCTCTTTCAAGATAATATTGTAAAAGCTAAAAGCGACTTTTCAGGCTTCCGTTCTAGCTTTGAGTTCGATACTGACGGTAAAGGACTTAAAGAACTGGTCGAACTGTGGCAGAAAGAAATTTAATGAGCTGAAAGGACTGTAAATGATTTTAAAACATGCAATTAGATACTTAGAGCTAACTGGTTCAGACTTTATTACAGATTTAAAAGACTTTGCAGACCTACAAAATTCTTTTGTCGCTGGATATATTCCTGATGACTTTACAGAGCAAATGGAGAGCTTTACAGACAAGTTATTGATACTTTGGGTAGATTGTAACGGAGGACTTCAAAACGCCTTAGATGACAAAACAGAGCTTCCTACAACTAACGAGTTAATCAATATCTTCTGTAAGACTGTTTTTATTAAAGAAAAAGAGGAAACGGAAGACGAAATGGTCTTCTTTTCTTCTAGTTCATTGATTAAGAAAAAGAAAGATACTGTAAAGGAAAATAAAACTTTAGAACTTTTAACTATTTTAGGCAATAATGAGATTGATATAACACAGTTCATGGAAATGGAATTAGAACTTGTTTATAAAATAATTGAACTTATTGCAGAGAAGAAGAAAGAGGAAAAAGAAAAAGAGAAAAGGCGTAAAAGAAAGGGTATGTAATGGCAAGTAATGCAAAGTTTGAGGTCGAGATATATGGCAATGTCACGAAGTTCGAGAACTCACTTAAAGGTGTCAATACCGCAATGTCAGGGCTTAGAGGAGAAGCTAAAAACTTACGTGAAGCTCTAAAACTTGACCCAGCAAATCCAAAAAAAATGGAACAATTGCAGAAGAATTTACAAGCGCAGTTGGGCTTATCACGTGACAAAGCAACAAAATTAAAACAAGAACTTTCTACGGTTGACAAAGGTACGTCAGCAGGTCAAAAAAAATGGTTACAGCTTACTCGAGATTTAGGAACAGCAGAAACACAAGCTAACAGGCTAGAGGGCGAAATAAAGCAAGTCGAGGGCGCTATTAAATCAGGTTCTTGGAACATTGACGCTAAAATGGATACCAAGGGTGTAAATAGCGGAATTGACGGCATGAAGTCACGTTTTAGCAGTCTTAGAGAAATTGCGGTTGGTGCATTCAGGCAAATTGGTGCAAGTGCTGTTAGTGCTGTCGGTAATGGCTTAAAAGGCTGGGTATCTGACGCAATGGATACTCAAAAAGCCATGATTTCATTGAATAACACAATGAAGTTTAAAGGCAAAGGGCAAGACTTTGATTATGTCAGCAAATCTATGCAAACACTTGCTAAAGATACAAACGCAAATACAGAAGATGCTTTAAAACTTTCGACAACGTTCATTGGTTTAGGCGATACCGCTAAGTCAGCAGTTGGTAAAACAGAAGCATTAGTAAAAGCTAACCAAGCATTTGGTGGTACTGGCGAACAATTAAAAGGTGTAGTTCAGGCTTATGGTCAGATGTCAGCAAGTGGTAAAGTCACAGCTGAAAACATCAATCAGCTAACAGATAATAACACAGCTCTTGGTTCAGCACTTAAATCGACTGTTATGGAAATGAACCCAGCTTTGCAACAGTACGGCTCATTTGCTTCCGCTAGTGAAGAAGGCGCAATATCTGTTGGAATGTTAGACGAAGCTATGCAAAAACTTGGCAAAGCAGGTGGTAGGGGAGTAACAACAATTAGCGACGCTTGGGATAGTTTTAATGAAACTCTGTCGCTTGCTTTGTTACCTACTTTGGACGCTTTAACTCCTATCATTAGTGCTTTGATTAGTAAAATGGCAGGTTGGGGCGAAAGTGCTGGTAAAACTATAACAAATGTTATTAAGTATTTTCAAGACTTGTTTAAAAAACTGCAAGAAAATGCAGCCACTTTAGCATTTTTAGAGGCTTGGGATAATATAAAAAGCGCATTTGATTCCATAGTTTCTATTATAGGGAACGTCATAAATTCATTTCTTGGAATAAATACAGAAACAACAAAAAACGCAACAAGTATAGATAACGTAGCAAAGAGCATAGCTGTATTTGCTGGTAAAATTTCAGAAGTTACTAAAAAAATAGCTGATTTTCTGAAAAAAATTAGTGAAAGTAAAAGCGCAATGGATGCTTTAAAAGGAACTTTAGTGGTTCTTGCTAGTGCATTCGTAGCTTTAAAAGTCATTAATGGAATTGTTAAGGCGTTTGAACTTTATAATAACATAGTTAAAATTGGAACAGCTATACAAGGCGCTTTCAATGCTGTAATGGCTATAAATCCATTTGTTGCTCTTGGTATAGCGATTGCTGCCATTGTTGCTGGTTTAGTTTATTTCTTCACTCAAGCCGAAACAGGTAAAAAGGCTTGGGCTAGTTTTATAGACTTCTTGAAGAGTGCATGGGACGGAATAGTTTCGTTCTTTAGCGGTATCGGACAATGGTTTGCTGATATATGGAACGGAGTAGTTGACGGAGCAAAAGGTATTTGGCAAGGCTTAGTTGATTGGTTTAGCGGAATTATACAAGGTATTCAAAATATTTGGAACGGAATAATAACATTCTTTACTACCTTATGGACGACTGTTGTCACTGGAATTCAAACAGCATGGACAGGGGTCACAGGTTTTTTCACAGGGCTATGGAATGGAATAGTAAATATAGTTACAACTGTATTTACAACTATTGCTTCTTTAGTGACAGGTGCCTATAACTGGTTTATTACAACTTTCCAACCTTTAATTAGTTTTTATCAATCTATATTCAATCTAATAGGCTCAATTATTAATGTAGCTTTTCAACTTATCTTGGCTATTATTCGCGGTGCTTATCAATTAGTTCTTAACGCATGGCAAGGTTTATCAGGTTTCTTTGGTGGAATATTTAATGCTGTTCGTAATATAGTTAGTGTAGTATTTATTGCTATTGGTAGCTTTGCTGTTTCAGCTTGGAATGTACTAGTCGGAGTATGGAATGCAGTAGCTGGCTTCTTTAGCGGTATATTCAACGCTGTAAGAGGTATCGTGTCATCAGTATTTAGCTCAATCGGAAGTTTTGCTTCTAGTGCTTGGGGAGTGGTTCGCTCAATATGGAGTGCAGCAGCTGGTTTCTTTAGTGGCATATTCAACGCTGTTCGTGGTGTAGTAAGTGGAGTGTTCAGTTCTCTTGGTGGCTTTGCTTCAAGCGCTTGGTCAAGAATTTCAGGTGTATTTAGTGGAGTCGGTAGCTTCTTTAGTGGAGTTTTCAATGGTGCTAGAAATGCAGTTAGTGGAGCGTTCAGCGCTTTTGGTCAGTTCGCCGCTAATGCTTACAATGCAATAACAGGAGTATTTAGTGGTATTGGCAGTTTCTTTAGTGGAATATTCGGAGGAATAAGTAGTACGATAAACAGCGTTCTTGGTGGTGTAACAAGTACAATCAATAATATATCGGGAGCTATTAATGGTATTGCTGGAAAACTTGGCGGACTATTCAAAGGCTCTATGGTAGTAGGCTTAACAGATGTTAATTTATCTTCTAGCGGTTACGGTTTGAGTACGAACAGCGTATCAAGCGACAATAGAACATATAACACATTCAACGTACAAGGTGGTGCTGGTCAAGATGTTTCTAACTTAGCACGAGCAATCAGACGAGAATTTGAACTAGGGAGGGCTTAATGGTAAGGCAGTACAAAATACATACAAATTTAGACGGAACAGATGATAAAGTTTGGGACGTTACAAATGGAAAAGTTAGATTTTATCAGCCCTCTAATTTAGGGTTACAATCAACTAATAATGTTTGGCAAAGTAATGGTATTGGAGTAATGGGGACACGTTCAATTACTCAACCTCAAATAGAATTTAAACTAGAAACGTTTGGCGAAAGTTTAGAAGAAAACTATCAATTAATGAAAGACTTCGTAAATGATATACTTAGTAAAAAATTCGTTACACTTGAATATCAAACGGAGATTTTTCAGGTATATGCTGATTTAGCTTTAGCAGAAGTTACAAAGACAGAGGGTTATGGTAAAAACGGAACTTTTAGCGAAAAGATAACGTTCGATGTAATTACAAAGTGGTATACCTACGAAAATTTAACTTTTGATATGATTAGAAATGGTCAAGTTGTAGCTGGTAAGTCTAAAATTTATGGCGGATATAAAGGGAACGAAACTGCTTTACAAAACTATAATAGACTTAAAGCAAATCATTCTTTAAATTTGCCTAACTTGAATTTATTAGACGGAACCTCGTCTGCTTTAAAAACCGTATCTGCTAAAGGTTGGGGGTTTAACTACATTGAAACCAAGACGAATACTTTAAACTTAAAAAAAGGACAAATACTTACTTATTCTGTATGGATTCAAGATTGTGACATTGACACTCGCGGTGTTGTTTATTTATATGACTCTCAAAATAAACAATATAATAATCTCGGAAATACTATAAAAGCCGGAACTTCTGGTTTTTCAACTATTACATTTACTATTGATATAGATGTTGCTAGGTATAATGTTGGTATTGGGTTCTTAGACAATCAACCTGATTTTCATAGCTTTAATTATTCTAGACTTAAATTAGAGCAAGGTTCAATCGCCACCCCTTGGATGCCCTCAGCTAGCGAAGTCACAACTTCCGATATAAGTGAATATTTTGGTTATAATTATATAGCAAATCAAGCCTATACTTACTACGGAGAAACAAATATAGAACGTTTAAGTCGCTGGGATATAAAAGACGAAATATTTAGTTTTATGGGGATATTATATCCGCAACTTCCTAAAACACCTGCTGGAATTAGATTTTTAGACGATATCGGAAATGAATATACTGCAATTGTATTTAAGACGGAACAGGTGCAAGACTATATTTTAATCAATACAGATGTAAGTGATGAGATTTACCAAGGTTGGAACGGTACTACTTCATTAAATTTGTTCCCTGTAATGGACTTCGAGAGATACAGAACTCGTATAATTGAAAAAGGTCAAATGGAGCTAATCAACTTAAGTAAGGCAGAATTTAAAGTCAAGAGAAAGGCGGACTTCGTTTAATGTTAGAAGCTAATGTTTATGATAACTTTAACCCTAACTACTACAATATATCTGATTTTAATCTTCCTAACGGTAAAAAGGACAAAAGAGGGCTACCGTTACCAAAGGCAAGGTGTCAAGTTATCAACTATGAATTGTGGGAAACAGGTTATCTTTATACTTCATCAGCTACATTGACGGTTTCGGTAGAAGTTGGGGACATTGTTCAAATTCTTTTTCCTGAAGTTGTTCCAATTGAGGAGGCGCTAGGTAAAAAAAGAAACTTAAACTTAGATATGGTTTATCTTGTGACAAGCGTAGATGAAAGCAATAAAGCTACATTAAAGAACTATTTTTGGGCAATGATTGAAGGCCTAGACGTTCCTAATGCAATAACTAAAACGACAAATTTTGCTATCATTGATTATTTAATTGACCCTAATAAAAATAATTTAATGAGTTATGGTTATTTCTTCAATTCAACTATCTTTGCTGGAAAGGCTACGATTAACCGAAAAGCAGAAACTTCATCAGCTACTGACGTAGCAAAAAGGATATTTTCCAAGGTTCAATTTCAACCAACCACAACAATTCAACATGCTTCATCTGAAACAGACCCTAGAAACTTGTTATTCATTAACTTCGCCTCTAGGAGCTGGAATAGAAATAGAATCACGACAAGAGTAGATGTTAAGCAAAATGTAGCAATGGACACTGAAACAATAGTAGAACGTTCAGCTTATAATTTTGCTGTCGTGTTCGTTAAAAGTTCAAATGCAGATGACTATAAAGACCCTCCTAAAATGTATACAGCCAAAAACAACGGCGATATCATAGATTATAGCACTTATCACGGAGACGGAACAGACTTGCCAGAAGTAAGGGTGGCTAAAACATTGTTTTATGATAGAGATGACCACGGAAACCCTCCTGATATGTCTATTATTAAGGCTGAAATTTCTCCCTCCACAATCGTCACAAGGTTAATCTTTAATCAAGATGAACTATTGCCTTTGTATGTTAATGACTTGGTTGATATTTGGTACGAAGGTAAACTGTATTCGGGTTACATAGCAGACAGAGTTAAAACAGAGTTCAATGATAGACTTATCTTTGTAGAAAGTGGGGACAAACCGAATGTTATATGAGTATGTAGCTACTTACGGAGACAAATATAGAATAGATAGCTTCACAGGGTACAGAGAACTACGTAAAGACCACTTAGAACTTTTATCTGGTAAAGTATATTATAATAGTGAAAACTCGCTTAGAATTGAAACTACGATCTTGTATGAAGTCGGTCAATTTGTATCAATTGGCGGTTACCCTTATGGCGGTAGAAAATTCAGATTGTTAGAGCTATCAATTACTGATAACCCGGTTTTAGATAAAGCGAAAATAATTTCAAGAAAGGTTAAAAATGACAATTAAAAACTTCACATTTTTTAGTCCAAATGGCACAGAGTTCCCAGTCGGTGCAAATAATGACGGAAAGCTTTACATGATGTTGGCAGGAATGGACTATGGAACTATCAGGCGAAAAGACTGGTCAGAGCCAATTAACACAGCTCTAAACGTACAATATATCAATACTTCCATTGTAGCGGGAGGAAGATATTTTGAACTATTTAATGAAACGGTAGCTTTAAGGGCTAATTCTATCAATTATATCCATGCAAATATTGACTTAACTCAAACCACTAGTCCTGTAAGTTTATCAGCTGAAACCATAAATAATAGCAACCGAACCGATATAAACAATAATTCTGGTGTACTGAAAGTTTTGATAGATATTATAACAACCAACGCAACAGGAGTTATAAAAGCCGAAAAACCGAAACAAGTAACAAGTTTAGGCGAAGTAACGCTAAGCGGTGACGCAAGAATTGACGGAAAAGCTGTTTTAAGTACCTTAGAGGTAAATAACTCTATGTTATTAAAAAATGCTACAATTAGTGGTAATTTAACCGTTAGTGGTGTAACAACATCAAAATCTTTCACAGCTACGGAATCAGTAACGGCGAATAACGTAATAGCTAAAAACAATACAACCACAAATACATTGATAGTAAAAGGTGTGGAGGGGCAACGTTCAGCACAATTTCAAACACCGACTACTTACGCTACAATCACAGGCACAGCTTTAGAGTTTTTCACTTTGTACAAGTCCGCTAACGTGGTAACTTGTAACTTTCAAAGTAGCCCTACAAGTGGTTCTATTCCAGGAGGTGGTGCTATTGTTGGTTGGATTACAGACAATGCGTTTAAACCAGAATACACTCAAAACTTTACCGTATTTACAGCAAACGGTCAACGCTGTCGTTTTACAGTAGACCCCCTTGGATCTATTCGTTCACATGAACCAGTTGGAAAGAATGTTGAAATTTGGGATAGCATGCAATGGATTGTTCCGGGAACAGAGGGAGGACAAGCTAGCAAGCATAAATAAAATAACAAAATAGAAAGCGAAATAAAATGGTAACTAGAATGATTTTAATAACTATCTTGATTTTGGCGATTCTTTTCGCTACGTGGGTCAAAGATAGAGAAGCGATGAACCCACCTTTCAAACATAGACTTGTAATTGATTTGACGGTAATATTTTCCCTGTGGGTTTTATATGCAGTCTTCTACTTTACACAAACACCCTCAACTTCTGATATCGCTAAAACAGTGATTAACGTAGGCTTGTTGTACTTTGTAGGACAGTTTATTTACTTAATCTCAAAAATTAGCCCTATGTTTGACGGTTTGATTAAACTTATTAAAAAGAATGGTGTAAGTATTCCTGAAGCTGAAGAAGAACAAACGGAGGATAAAAAAGAATGAATATAACTAATGCTGGTGTACGTGGGTATAACCCTACTGGGGTTGTAATTCACAATGACGCTGGTTCAAACGGGGCTAACACTAGTTTTTATAATGGCTGGTTACCTAATCACGATCCAGCAAATGGCTTTGCTCATGTCTACGTTGCTTCTGACGGACGATTACAGGCTTCTGACTTCTCAAATATGGCTTGGCATTGTGCTAACTCATACGGTAATGCAAATTATGCAAGTTGGGAAGTGTGCCAATCAGAGGGCGATTTAACCCAGTTCTTGAGAAATGAACAAGCGGTACTAGATGACGTAGCTAAGTATATGAAACAATGGGGACTAACTCCTAATCATGATACCGTGAAGCTACATCAAGAACTATCAAGCACAAGTTGCCCTAGACGTTCCGTAGAAGCTCACGGTGGCACGGTAGATAGTTGTCGCTCATACTTTATCGCAGAACTAAATAAGCGCCTTACAGGGCAAACTGTAAGCACAGATAACAATAACACAACAGAAAGCGGAGAAATTGAAATGTTTCTAATTAATTGTAAAGACACTAAAAATTGGTATGTATGCAATGGAGTATCAGCACGACATATTAAGACAACTCGTATGCTTGGCGGTTTCCAAGGTAAATTTGGAGCAATCAAGTTACCAGAAACAGTTATGTATCAAAATGAATTTGAAGCAGAGTATGGAAAAGTAAACTAATAAAAAAAGACCACCTTAATTGGTGGTTTTTCTTTTGTAAATGAAGATATCCTACTTTCTATTTTTTGATTTTTAATTTGCTATCTATTTTATTTTTTACCATGTCGTCCATGCTGTACCACCTGAGCCTTGATATATGCTTACAGCTTTGTCTAAATAAGCCTGTGGACTTAAATTAGATACTTGACCATGAACGCTTTGATTAATCTGTAATAGTCCCCAGCACCCAATAGGGTTTTCAACATAAGGGTTTCCACTAGATTCCTTGTAAATAATATCAAGCCATTTACTAGCGCCTGCTCCTGTCTTACTTGCTAGGTATTCACTAGCCTGTTCAGGACTTACGCTAGACCAATCCGTTCCAACGTTGCCATTAATTGCTTCGTTTGGTGCTTCATCTCCTCTACTAATTCCTTGCGTTGCTTCAACGCCAGCTTGTTCAGGTTTCTGACTGTTTTCTATTGCAATTCTGTCAGCTTCTGCTCGTTTTTCGGCTTCAATTCGTCGTTCTTCAAGTGCTTTCTCCTTAGCTTGTCTTATATGCTCATATTTCGCTTTCTCTTGCGTTTTAAACTCTTGTTCATATAATTGTGCCACAATATCATTAAAGCCCTTGTCCGCCTTTTTATGAGCCTTTTGAATCATCGCTATACTTCTAGTTGTGTCATCTGTTAAAATAAATATATTTATTCTCCCTTTATATGCTTCAATTGCTTACCTGATTAATTGCTTCGATAATATTATTTCCAGCATTTATTAGAATTTCATCACTTACAGTTACACTCTTTCTTGAAAATAGTTCGTTCTCAATCTTCATAAAGTGCATTGCTTTAGCTAAAAATTGAGCAGATGACTCATAATATAATGTTTCTAGCTCATCATCTGAAAGCTGTGTTAAATCATCATTAGCAAAAGTTGTTAGTTTTCGCTTAATCTCTTTACCTTCATCATTTTCTTCTATGTAAAAACGTTTCATTTATTCATTCCTTTAATTTCAAATTTTTCAATAATATACCTTTTAGAGCCAAGCTCAAAACTGATTAGATAATTATTGAAAGGGTCTTTATTATTCAAGTCATTGGCAATCTTTCGTGCTGTTTGCTGTGGATATTTTGACCTATTTATTTTACTTGTATAATTGTGTAAGATTATCTCATTGCCTCCCTTTGCATTCTACGCTTCAATCGTTGCTTATACAGGTATTCTTTGCTTGGCTTTAAGCTATATAATAACTCATCTAGTAAGTCCATAGCCTCCCCGCCTGTTACTGAATTATTCATCTTTTTAAGTATAAGCTCGTGCATTTCTTCATCATTGAAAAACATAGTAAGATAAGGGAATGCTACGGTATTCGGTAGGCTCAAACGTGATTTAGTTACTCTTAGGTTAGGGTATTTACCTGTTTCAGCTTTAACTTTTAACTCAAACTGTGCTATTCCTATACCTTGTTCTTTCAGAACACTAGTGATTCTTTCATATACTTCTTCGTTTGTCATTATGCTATAACCTCAATTATTTCTGTATGCTTTTTAACTTCATATCTCTGTTCTTCTGGAAGCAATTCATTCCATTTTAAAGCCTCTTTTTTATCATAAAACTTACGTGTTTTAATTTCTTTTTCCAATATCCAAGATACTGTGTAGTATGTAAATTCATCTTTCATTATCCAATTACTCCTGTCTTGATGTTTAACCTTTGCTGACTTGATAAGTGATATAAATTGCACCACTTACAGTGATAAGCTCTAACTGGTATCTTGCCAGCTTTCTTTTCGTTATGCTGAGCATTTACTATTGAATATAAAGCACCCATTTTTGTGTATTTACGTTTTTTACACATATTATTCACTAGCTTTCTTAATCATTGCTTGCTTATAAGCCATAATCGTTCCGTCAAACATAGCACTTTGGATTTCTCCTTGTTTAATAAACCCTTTTTGCTCTAATTGAATTACTTGTTTTGTTAATCCTTTTAATGTAAATGCTGTTGCTACTTTAATTTTGTCCTTAGGTTTTCTGTTAAATAATTTCATTTATTTTTTCACCAAAACTTTCTATTTTCATGTCTTCGTAATTAATTATCAAAAAACACTCCATTCATTTATCGTAAATAATTCAAAGCCATTTAGCTTACTTTGTTTTTCAATTTCTACTTGGTTTCTATCTAGGTCTACCAACAGTTCAATTACAGGTCTACCAAATGTAAACCAACCAAGAACTGTATTAGTTTTAAGTCCAAAATACTTAGCACATTGACCCTTACAACTAAAGTGTAGTTCTTCTTCTGAGTAATCTGTAATATAGTTGAACAACATTTGACTATATCCATATTCTTGTCTTTTATGATTCATTATGTTCTCCTTATGAAAATAAATATTTGATATCAATCCTTTACAATATCCATGATAATAATTTGAGGTGTTCGTGTCATTTCTTTTGTCCCAAAGTTATAGAACTCATTAATTGTTCCATTTCCTACAACACTTACAGTATCAAATGTATCAATATCTTTGTTCCAATCTTCATTAACTTTAAACTTAATAAAAGCTAAATCTCCACTTGTTTTAAATTTAACCGTTTCTTTTGTTTTGCCAATAACTGCACGTTCTTCAATCATAACATTGTCCATGCGTACTACAACCTCTGGAAAATTATTACCTGTAATATAGTTGATGTTGATTAAGTCAGTTAAAGCCATGAATGCTTCTTCGACATTTTCCAATTCAATGTCGTAGTAGAACGTCTGTTCTGCCTCAAGATTGTCTGGCATGTTTTCTTCGATATACTCTTTTAAATCATCTAAACGGTCAAGAGGGAAATTTAATCCGTGAGCTTGTCCATGTCCTTGTGCTTCTACGAAATCTAATTCACTCAAGAACTCATTAGTATTAAAACTACCATAAGAACGACCTGAACCACGACAGACTCCGTCTTTTCCCTCTGTAACAACGAAACATGGACGATGATATTTTTGAGCAATGTTCTGAGCTACTAGACCATTCATACCTTTGTTTGATTCTGAATCAATAACAATGACAATCTTGTCTTCCATATCTTGAGTATCTTCATATTTTTGCATGACTGCTTTTTGAGTTTCTTGACGTTTCTTATTTAATTTATCCATTTTAAGACGGAGTTTTTCAGCATCAGTATCATTATCTAGCATAAAAATTTGAAAAGCAAGCTCAATCTCCCCCATACGAGCAGATGAGTTAATCAATGGCGCAATACTATACCCAATATCTTTTGTATTGTATCGGTATGTATTAATTTTAGCACCTTTAAGGATACGTGATAACCCAACGTTATTAACATTTTGTAGCCCTTGAGAGATAAGGTAACGGTTCTCAAAATTAAGAACACTCATCATATCTCCCACCAAACCGATTGCGACTAAATCACGAAATTGATTAGAAAATCCCTCATCACCTAAGACATCATCAATTCCTTTGGCTACTTTATAAGCCATACCAGCACCTGATAAATCTTTATTGACTGATTTGTCTAGGTGATGATGAGGGTTGCACAAGATAACTTCCTTATCCATTTTATTCGCAATCTCTTTAGAATCGAACTCATGGTGGTCTAAGATAATAATATCTAAATCAGGATTCAATGTTCGAGCACGTTCAATACCTTCTAAGTCATTACTTGAACTATCCAAAACAATGAGAATGTCAGCTACTTTTGTCTTTTCAATGTTTGAACGACTAAGGTCAATAAGTTTTTCCCACTTCGCAAGACTTTCTTTATCTTTTTCAGCCTTTGCCTTTTCCGCTTTATTTAACCAATGGTCTTGGACTGATAATTGACCATACAATCCATGGCCTGTATCACGTTGAGGATAGATGTAATCTAAGTCAAACTCATTAAAATCTTGTAATGCTTTCAATCGGTTAAACATAATAGCTGTTGCTGTGATTCCGTCTGCATCAGGGTCTCCACTTACTACAATTGTTTCTTTGTCTGCGATACCCTCTAAGATACGATTAACAGCCCTCTCTACATTACGGATTTCAAAAGGAAGATTTTCCCACTTTTCATCAGGAAACAAAAACTCTTGATGATCTTCCAAGGGGATCCCACGTGCTTTTAAAATTTTTGTCTTTAAATCATCTTCTCTATCAGCTTTAATCTTCGCTTTCTTTTGTATCCATTTTACCATATTGCGTTACTCCAAATCGTATTTATAGTTGTTAATACTATCATTGTTTTGCTCTCCTTTATTTCTATAAGACTATAATAACAAAAAAAGTTCATACTGTCAAGCATAAACTATTTTTAATTATTTTATTCCTTCCCAGCGTTCAAAATCATCAGCTAGTTCTTGTATAAAACCCATAATATCGTCAGTAGTGTGCTCTGTAAGCTCATTCTCGTTACTTAAGTTAGCAAGTTCTTTGGCATAGTCTAAGGCTTTTTTACGGTCTTTGTCGTAGCTTTCACCCTCTTTCTTACCAGCTCTCACTAGATACTTCAATACCTGCATTGTATACCAGCCTACAAGTTCTTCGTAGTTAAAATTATGCTTCAAGTATTCGTTAAGTTCCACACCGTATTCGTTGGCATAGTGCTTATTTTCTTTAAAATTCATTAGATGTTACCTCCAAGCCATGTAATAAGCAATGTCGCAAGCATACCTATCCAAGTGATAGCGATAAGCATAAAGCCAACACATGCAACTATCATTAAAGTTTTTACTGTATCTTTCATTTTGTTCTCCTCTATTTATGATTACATTCTATCAAATTGCTTTCACTTTGTCAAGAATTAACTGTTTTTAACCATAAATAACTTTTCATTTTTCGCTTTGCTGTTTTCTCCACCTTGTAAAGTGCTACGTGCTTCATCAAAAGAATATACAGATTCAAAGCGTTCGTCAGAAATTGAATAACTTGAAATTATAACGATATTATTTTTAGCCATTTCAAATGCCCGGTCATAAAACTCTTGACTATCGAATGAATTTATGTAACCTTTTTGGTTACTCCCTTCATAAGGAGGGTCAAGATATAATATAGCACCAGAAACTTTGCTAAAATCATGATAACTTTTATTCGTTGCTTTTATTTTATTTAATTGCTGGAGTTGTTCAAGTTGTCCAAGTCGTTCAAGTTGTTGAAGTCGTTTATCATTTTCTTGTTTCGCATTATAAGTAGCCTTCTTGTATGTTTCTGTCTGTTTATAACCGTTAAAAACGTCATGTTTTTCAATAATTTCTTTAGCTATATTATATTTCAAGTCTGAAATTTCTTCAGAACATAAGTATGATCTCTTATCATTCCCAAAAGAGTTGACTAGCAACTTCAAAAAGTCGTCTGTTGCCTTGTTTTCTTTCTCCTTAATCTTGAAGAACTCATCACGTGAAACAATAAGGGTTTTAATCCACTCACGGTCTTGTGATATAACTCGTTCAAATGCGTTGGTTATATCCTTGTCTAAGTCATTATAATGGACTTCTAAACCATTTAAAACACATTCGGCTGTAATTGCTCCACCACCTCCGAAGATGTCATAAATCGGCTTTTTTTTGGCCCAGTTCTTTTTTTTTATT